TTCTGAAAGAATGCGTATTAATTCTAGCGGTAACGTATTAGTGGGTGATACAACTGGAACTGTTTTTGATTCAACGTCTGAAATAGGTATAAACCTTAACGCATCAGGGTCTATATATTTAGCTTACAATAGTACCGATTTTCCAAACTTTAACAGAGTCGGCAGTGATGGTGAATTAATTAGATTTAGAAAAGACGGTACAGTGGTCGGAAGTGTTTCAAGTGTTTCCAGTGGAAAGATTGGGCTTTTTGGAAGTGGTGGAGCTGGTGCAGTCATTGATAGTTCTGGTAATGTAGGTATTGGAGAAACAAGTCCGTCTCAGACTTTGCACGTTAAAAGTGGAACCGCAAACTTTGTAGCTAAATTTGAAAGCACTGATGACAAAGCTTCTATTCTCATAGAAGATGATGATACTCTGAACTATTTACATTCACAAGGTGGGTTCTTGTCAATAGGTGGTCAGAATGCATTAGATGTAAAAAACTTGAATATTAACTCAACCACTGGCAATGTTGGTATTGGTAGCACAAGTCCAATTCAGGTAAGTTCAGATTCAAGATGGTTGACAATGGGTACAGATGCAGGAATAACAAGTCTAAGTGGTGGAATTGTTTTCGCAATAGATGGAACATCAAAAGCAGTTCAGTATGTGTTTGGAAGCAATGTGTTATATGATGCAAAATCAGGCATTGGTCATCAGTTTACGGTGAACAATGGTTCAGAAGTAATGAGAATGGACACAGCTTCAAGAATGCTTGTTGGAAAAACATCAAGTGGCTTAGGTGTTGAAGGTGTAGAATTTAATACAACAAGTCACTTCACAAACTTCACAAGGGAAAGAAATTCAGCAGGTGGAACAATAGCACAGTTCAACAGAACTGGCTCAGAAGATGGATCAGCCATCACTTTCTATAGAAGTGGAAGTGAGGTTGGAAGCATATCTGTCACAAGTTCAGCAACGGCATTTAACACATCATCTGATTATAGGTTGAAAGAAAACGTCATATCATTATCATCTGCACTTGATACGGTATCAAAAATAAAACCAAGCACATTTAATTTTATAGATACACCAAATCAGAGTGTTGATGGATTCATTGCACATGAACTTGCAGAAGTCGTACCTTATGCAGTCAGTGGTGAGAAAGATGGAATTGATGAAAATGGCGAACCAATATATCAAGGTGTGGATCACAGCAAATTAGTTCCATTATTAGTAGGAGCAATCAAAGAACTTAAAGCAGAAATAGAACAACTAAAAAACAAATAAAATGAATTGGACAATCAATACACTGGAATACACAAATGATGATGACAAAGGAGTCATTGTTGCTCATTGGGACTGCACCAAAGCTGATGGAGATTATAATGGCAGAGCGTATGGAGCATGTAGCTTCTCACCTGATCCTTCATCTGAGTCTTACATTCCCTATGAAAGTCTGACAAAAGAAGATGTCTTAGGTTGGATTCATGAGCAAGTTTCAAAAGATGAAACAGAAGCAAAAGTGCAAGCACAAATTGATGCTCAAGCAAACCCAACAACAATGAAGGGGGTTCCATCATCATGGATATAGAAAAAATGGAATTACGGATTGAAGAGCTAAAGCAAATTGCAATGAATCTTCATGCTTCCATCATGAATGATCAAAGAGACCTTGATGAAACAAACTTGTTGATTCAAGCATACACAAACAGTATAAAAGTAAAAGAGCAAGAAAATGAAGAACAAAACGCATAAGAACACAAAGAAAGAAGCTTGCACAAAAGGATGTGAATTTTGCTTCTGTTTTTTTGTTCTATAACATAAAAACCAAATTCAAAGAGAAGAAATCATGGCTGTCACAGCACCTGATCAATACACTAAAAACCTAAAATATCAAGTTGACAACTTAGAAAAAGTGTTGGATCTAATAACTAAAGATATACAAGACATCAAAGAGGCACTTTTGGGAAATGAGTTCAACAAAGAAGGACTTGTCTCAAAGGTTGAGAAAAATGAAAAACAGATTGAAGAGCTTTTGAGCTTCAAACAAAAAATCATTGCTTGGGCAACTGGTGCAGGTCTTGGATCAGGAACTTTGGTGAATTTACTCATGGACTTAATCAAATAAGGAGGTCTAAATGGCAAAGAAAAAATTGCCTAAAATTGACTTTGTTGACTTTTTAACAAAGAAAGCTCCAAAGCTTGGAGCAAAAGCAGGTGCACTTGTTGCATCAATTGCAACTGGTGGAAGATCTGATCAAATCATTGAACTCTTCAAAGGTGAAGTGATGGCATCAACTGAACTCTCACAAGATGACAAAGACATCATCATGAGACAGATGGAGCAAGATCTTTCAAAGTTTGACATGGAGCTTCAAGAAGTACAAAATGCAAGACTTGCAGAAGTTCAAAGAATGAAGATGTCATCAAACGCATTCACAAGAAACATGAACACCATTCTTGCAGGATCTATCATTGCAGGAGCTTTTGGATTGGTCGGAATATTGATCTTTACAGATGACATTGGTGGCAACTCACAGACATTGGTCAATGTTGCATTTGGTGCAATCTTCACAGCATTCACAACAGTGACTGGATATTATTTTGGCAAATCATCTCAAGAAGAAAAGTGACAGATAGTGTATGAATGACAGTTTGAAAGCTGTCATTTTTTTTATGTTTAACAATCAAAACTCAAATGACTCACTTGTTTTTTCACTCCCAAACATGGGGACTGGGTACAATCTGTCAAGGAACTTCAAGCTGACAGAAGCACAAAGCAAGTGTGGTTGTGATCTCATCATTGTGCATCCAAGCACAATTGTATTGGCTCAGACACTCAGAGACAAACTTGGAAGAATCAAAATAAATTCTTGGTATAGATCAATTGAGCACAATGAAAAAATTGGTGGAGTTGAAAACAGCAAACACACTCTTGGCATGGCATTGGATGTTGTACCACTGCAAGCATCACTTGAGGATGTTTTGAACATTGCCAACACTCTTGCCATTGGTGGCATTGGGATATATGAATCATTCATTCACCTTGATGTCTATGGTGAAAACAGACGGTGGAGCAAAATCTGATCCACAGCTCATCTAAGAGCATGAAAGTCTTATGATATTTTTTTCTTGTATTTGATTCATAGTTTCACTAGCTTTTGTGAAACCTTAACAAAAACAATCATCATGAATGAATACAAAAAGAACATCATATTTGGATTCCTTATTGCTCCATTGTGGTGGGCAATCTTTTTCATGCTTGTTGTAGCTTTTGCTTGATATGGAAAAACTAAGAAAAAGAGTGGAGACTGCACTCAAAAACAAAAAAAAGTCTTGGTACTGGCTGTCAACAGAATCAAACATCAACTCAAAAATCATATACAGATTCAGAGATGGTGAAGGTCTGTCAGGCAACAATACTATCAAAATAATGCAAACACTAAAAATCAATATCAATGAACTCTAAGGAAATAATTGATCAAGTATCAAAAATGACTGAGGATGCAAAGGAAGCATTGATTGATCCTATTAGTGCATACATCAGGCTCTATGAGCTTGAAAAAATTGTTGCAGAGCATAGAAAAGAAATCTCAGATCTAGCTCTTGACAAAAGACAAATGATTGCTGAAAAAGACTGGAGTCAGAATGGGTACAAAGTATCAGTTGTCTCACAGACAAGATACACTTATCCAAATGATGACACTCTTGAGAGGCACAAACTAGCCATCAAAAACAGACAAGACTTGATGAAGCAAGCAAGCTTTTCTGCGAAAAATGGCAGAGACTTCTTTGATGAGTATGGTGAAATTGTATCACCTGCAAACACTAAAACAACAACCTATCTAAAACTTGAATGGAATGAGTGAAATCAAAATTGAACAACTATTGACAAAAATTCAAACTGAGCTGAGAGTTCCAAAGAACAGACTCAACAAGTTTGCAAATTATAAGTACAGAAACCTTGAAGATATATTTGAGGCACTTAAGCTTGTGCTTGACAAGAGTGGGTGCTCACTGCACTTTGAGGATAACATCATCACAGTTGGTGACAGAATATACTATAAAGCTGAGGCAGTATTGACCAACAGATTTGAAGATGGACAGATCAGAGTTGCAGGATATGCAAGAGAACCTGAGTCAAAAAAGGGAATGGATGATCCACAGCTCACTGGCACAGTTTCAAGCTATGCAAGAAAGTATGCTCTTGCAGGAATGTTCTTGCTTGATGATGTGAAAGATGCTGACACAGAAGAGTATGCTCTTGAGACAAACAACAGTGAAGTCATCATGAATGGCTCATCACCTGATCCATTTTTCAACTAATCAAAGGCAGTCTTAGTACTGCCATTTTTTTATGACACACAAAGACATCATCATACAGTTTGAGCATCAGTCAAAGGTTGCCAACTTTGCTGAGCTTTGCTACAAGACCAACAAACATCACTACAAAAGAAGAGGTCAGAATGATCCAAGAAAGATCAAGCTTGACATCTATCATGGCAAGATTGCTGAGTATGCTGTTTGGGATCATTACAAGACAGTTGAAGGAGTTGAATGTCAGGAACCTGACCTGACTATACTTGAATCAAATCGGAAGTCTTACGAGGCAGATTTGAAGCTCAAAAAGATGAATGGCAAGGAGTCACTGCTACACATAAAGAACCAAACTGTGGAACAGTCAGAAAAGTTTGGTCTTTCATGGATGTTTCAGAAGAATGATCCATTGGTCTTCAGACCACTGCTCAATGACTATGTTGTCCTGACTGTGTTTCTCAGCATGAATCTTGTGAGAGTTTTCAAACCACTACATGCAAGACATCTTCTTGATAGGTATGAAAAACCAAGAGTGACTCAGATACAAGACACCAAACTTGCACTCTATGCAACCAACATTGATGACTTATGGGGTTGACAAAAAGCAAAAACTTCAAAACTGCTCTCAAGACTGCTGATCAATGGTTCAGTCGGTACATAAGACTCAGAGATGCTGATTGTACGGGAGAAGCTAAATGTGTGACTTGTGAAGCAAGGAAACACTTCAAAGAGATGGATGCAGGGCACTTTATCTCAAGGAGACACATGTCAACAAGATTTGATGAGAAGAATGTTCATGCTCAATGTCAAAAATGCAACAAGTACAATGCAGGTGAACAGTTCTTGTACAGCAAAGAAGTAGATCTCCTTTATGGTAAAGGAACAAAGGACAGATTGTACAAAAAGTCTCAACAGATCAAAAAATACACAAAAAATGATCTGATGGAGATTGCAAGACTTTACAAAAGCAATTATACTGAGATGCTAAAATCAAAAAACATTGACATTGATGCCTAAGCTGACCAAAGCAGAGAGAAGATACTACGAAGAAACTTGTGATCAAATGATCCAAGCATTGCAAATCATTGACTCAACAATGATTCTATCTGAGAAGCTCAATGCACTAAGTGAGATCAAAATGGATCCAGTCACCTATGGTGAATGGTTCCCAACTCTCTCAGGTATGACATACAAGAAACAGCCTAACCTTCAAACATTGAAGTGGGCAATACATAAAGAACTGACATCATTTAAACATGCACTTAAAACGGACATAAAAATATGAAACTGAACGGAGCACTATTTCAAAACGAAAAACAAAACGACAGACAGCCTGACTACAAGGGAACTTGTACTGATGAAAATGAGGTCAAGTTTGACATTGCAGGATGGCTCAAAACATCTGCAAAAGGTACAAAGTATATCTCAATCCTGATCAAGGAACCTTACCAGTCAGAGAAGAAAGAGATTGACTTGGCTGATCATGCAAAAGCACAGACCACTGCATCAAAGAAGGTTGATGTCTCATCACTTGAGAACATAGATGATGGACTACCTTTTTAGTTTTGCAAAGGAAACAAAAAATGAGGACTTGTTTGAGTATCTGAAATATGATACCATTCAGTCCTTCTTTTTTATTGGCACAGAGAAAGAGCTTGAGAATTTGCGTTCTAAGGCTCTAGGAATTGCAAGGAGGGGTGAATGTATCATTACATCATCCAAGTTCGTTATAGACGGAACTAAGGGCATCACCTTTCGATACGGGGGGAAAATTCACAAAAGAAAAAAACAACACTATGGCATTCAGAAAAATTCATGACACTTTTTGGACAGATCCTGACATTGAGGATCTCACACCTGAACAAAAATTCTTCTACCTTTACCTGATCACAAACCCATCCATCAATCAGATTGGTCTTTATGAGTTCAGCTTCAAGAGAGCTTCTTTTGAGACTGGGTACAATCAAGAGACTATTGAGAAGCTTCTTCTGTTCTTTGAGAATGAAGAAAAAATCAAAAGATCACTCTTCACAAAAGAGATTTTAGTTGTCAAATTTTGGCATCACAACAAATCTACCAGTCCAAAAGTCTTGCAACATGTCAACTCATTGCTAGACAATGTGAAAGACAGATCTTTGATACAGTATGTATACAGTATGGATACTCTATCACAAGAAGAAAAAGAAGAAGAAGAAGAAAAAGAAAAGAAAAAGACAAAGAAGAAAGTTCAATCTTCAAAGAAGATTGTTTTGGATTTGATTGATTTTTGGAATAATAAGAACGGCTGTTCCTTGAAGTTCACAACTAAAAAAAGTAATCAAGTAAAAGCAAGACTCAACACCTTTTCGGTTGATGAGCTAAAAAAGGCTATCTTAAACAGATCAAATGATGAATGGATCAACAATGAAGGGATCAAATTCAAATCCGACTGGGAAAGCTTTTGGAGGAATGATGAGAAGGTTGAAAGGTATCTTCATATTCAAGTTGAGAAGTCATCAGAAAAAAACAATTATCAATATGCACCAAAGATGTCTGACACAGACTTTGATGCCCTGAGACAACTCCAAGAAAAATACAATGCAACTCAAAGTTCAGAAAGCAGATGACAACATCAATGTCTTTATTTGGGAGAAACTAAGATCACATGACACAGCACACACACTTCACATCAGTGACATTCACTTTGACAGTTTGAAATGTGACAGAGAGCTTCTCAAAAAACATCTTGATGAAATCAAAAGATGTGATGGAGTAGTTTTCATATATGGTGACTGGTTTGATGTGATGGGATGCTATAATGATCCAAGATCAAAATCACATGACATTGATCCAAGATACATCAAAAAAGGAAGAGAGTATTTGAATCTAGTTGTTGAAGATTCAATTGAGTTTCTCAAACCTTATGCAAAAAACATTGCATTCATATCTGAGGGAAATCATGAGACAGAGATCAAAAGAAGAAGAGATGTTGACATCCTATCATGGATGATACATGCACTCAATGACAATGGTGGAAGCATCATCAAAGGTCATTATTCAGGATGGAATGAATTTGTTTTCAGAACAAGTGCCGATCTAAAGAAACACAAAAATGGAAAGTCAAAATCAATACTATCACACTATCATCATGGATATGGTGGGAATGCTAAAAGATCCAAAGGAATGCTTGATGCACAGATTGCATCTTTCACATATCCTGACTGTGATATAATATTCAGAGGGCACACTCATCAGAAGTTTCATGATCCAAGCAACATCAAGTTTCTTTACAGCAAACAAACCAAAAAAGTAAGGAAGAAAAACACTCACTACATCATGACTGGTTCATACAAAGACGGAACTGGACATGGCAAATCAGGATGGGAAGTACAAAAAGGATTCCTGCCAACAAGACTTGGTGGATGGTTCATTGATTTCACATTTACCAATCAGAAAACATGCAAAGTTGAAATGACAATCAGAGAAGCAACATGAACAATTTTTTTTTATATATTTAAAGATCAACAGACAAACAACAGACGGAAGATGAAACATACACTTGAACACTTTCTTGGAATATGTGGAGAGCTACATCCGAACATTTTTATGATTGGAGCTGTTTCACTAGCAATCATTTACATCAGCAACAGAATCAAAGAATCAAAGCAAATATGACATGGCATTTCCACACGATGGCAAGAAGTTCAAAAAAGGAGAGTCGGGGAATCCAAATGGAAGACCAGTGGGAAGCAAGAACAGATCCACAGTCATTAAGAGATGGTTGGATGCAATAGACAAAGGAGACAATCCAATCACTGGTGAAACAGAGAGCATGAGCATGGAAGATAAGATGACCATTGCTCTTCTAGCAAAAGCACTCAAAGGAGACACACAAGCATACAAAGCTTTGATGGACTCAGCATACGGACAACCAAAGCAAGAGGTTCAACAAGAAACAACTCAAGAGGTGTATGCAACCATCAACTGGTTTGACACAGAAGATCACGATCAATAGAAAGTACAAGCCACTTGGCACTTTCAAATCAAGATACTTGTACTTATATGGTGGCAGGGGATCAGGTAAGTCATTCGCAGTTTCGCTCTACCTAGCACAGCTCACCTATCAGAGAGGGCACAAGATACTCTTCACAAGGTACACTCTTGCAACTGCAAACAAATCAATCATTCCTGAGTTTCAAGAAAAATTGAAAATTGGTGGAATTGAGTCTCACTTTCACATCACAAAGACTTCCATCATCAACAGAAGGACTGGATCTGAGATCATCTTTGCGGGTATCAAAACATCATCAGGCAATCAGACAGCATCACTCAAGTCTCTTCAGGGCATAACCACATGGGTATATGAAGAGTTTGAAGAGCATCCCGATGAGCAGAGCTTTGACTCCATTGATCTGAGTATCAGAAGCAAAGACAAGCAGAACAGAATCATCCTTGTATCAAATGCACTGCACAAAGAGTCATGGCAGTACAAGAGGTTCTTTGAGAATGAAGATGACATTGAGTTCATATACACTAGCTACAAAGACAACATCAGGAACCTGAATGAGAACTTCTTGCAGAAAGCTGAGAGAGAGAAGGAGATCAATCTTGCAAAGTACAACAAGAACTTTCTTGGACTCCACTATGAGGATGATGAGAACTCACTTTGGAAGTGGGATCACATTGTCAAGAGGAACATTGATGCAAGTAAGCTTGACAGAATAGTTGTTGCAGTAGATCCTGCTGTCACATCAGGCAAGAACTCAGATGAGACTGGAATCATTGTCTGTGGGAAGGTAGGCAATGAAGGATATGTCCTTGAAGATAGATCAGGAATATACACTCCAAATGAATGGAGTCAACTGATCATCACCTTGTACAATAAATGGAAAGCAGACAGAGTGATTGGTGAAGTCAATCAAGGTGGAGACATGATTGAAGCTATTTTAAGAACTACAAACAAAACTGTATCTTACAAAGGAGTCAGAGCTTCAAGAGGCAAGACAACACGAGCTGAACCAATTCTGAGCTTGTATGAGCAAGGAATGATCTTTCATGCAGGAAACTTTCCTGACTTGGAGCTTCAGATGACAACTTGGAATCCAAACAAAGGAAGATCACCTGACAGAATAGATGCTCTTGTTTGGGGATTCACAGAACTTTTACTTCAAAAAACATCAGGATGGGTAATCTAGCAGATAGAATCAGATCAAACTCAATAGGTCTTGCAAGAGCAATGAGACCAAACTACACCAAAGCACACAACATTCAATCTGCTCTTCTTCAGTTTGTTGGAACAGATCAGCCAATTGCATACGATGACAATACAAAAGAATATGTTGAGAAGGGATATGTGTACAATCCTGATGTGTACTCAGTTGTCAACACCATCACAAATGCTTGCAAAGGAGTCAAATTCACTGTCTATGAGGTGACAGACACTCACAAGCATCAAAAGTACATGAGGCTTCCAAGTGAAGCAAAGCAGTTCCAACTTGACAAGGTGGTCAGATACAAGCACCAGTCACTTGTTGAGGTTCCTTCTGATGACTTTCTTGCAAAGATAATTCAAAGACCAAACCATCTACAAGGGTGGGGAGAGTTCATTGAGAGCACCATTGGCTTCAAGCTGATCACTGGCAACACCTATGTTCATGGAGCAAAGCTTGAGAATGGAGCAAATGCAGGACTCATCAAAGAGCTGTATGTTCTACCTTCACAGTACATGAGAATCAAAGCATCTCACAATGATGACAATCACATTCTTGGATATGTTCTTGAGCTTACCAGTGGAATGACATCAACTCAGAGTGTCAAGTTTGAAGAGTCAGAAGTGATGCACTTGAAGTACTTCAATCCTGACTACGATGGAGATGGATCTCACTTGTATGGACTCTCACCATTGAGAGCAGGAGCAAGAGTTGTGAGACAGTCCAATGACTCCTACACAGCACAGATGGCACAGCTTCAGAACTCAGGTGCAATGGGGATCTTGGCAGTGGAACCTGATTCAATGACAGAGGAGCAAGCAAGACAGCTTGAGAGAGACTATTATCGTAAGTACACTGGAGCATTCAACAGAGGAAAGATTGTTGTTGCAGGAGCAAATATGGACTGGAAGCAGATTGGTCTTTCACCAGTGGATCTGAATATCATTGAATCACAGAAGATGAGCTTGAGAGACATCTGCAACATCTATGGAATCAACTCAGCTCTTCTCAATGATCCTGACAACAAAGTTTATAACAATGTCCAAGAAGCAAGGAAAGCACTATACATGGAGAAAGTTCTTCCTGAGCTTGACACCTTCAGAGATGAACTCAACAGATGGTTGACTGCAAACTATAATGAAGTCACTGGAAAGAATTACTTCATTGACTATGATCTTGAGAGCATCCCTGCCATACAGAAAGACATGAGTGAGATGATCAATCAGATCAAAGATTCATGGTGGATCACAGCAAATGAGAAAAGAATTGCAATGGGATATGATGATGATCCAGTGATGAATCAGTACTTCATCCCTGCAAACTTCATTCCTTTTGGTGCTCCGACAGAGAGTGCAATGAAAGCTCTCACGAATTACAAAGTTGAAGAGTCTTTTGATAACTATCCAAAGAGTGCAACTGAGACAGCAAAGTCAGCACTTGAGTTCACAGAGAAGAATCCAAACAACTGTGCAACTGCTGTTGGTAAAAGAAGGGCAAGAGACTTGGCACAAAGAAATCCATTGAGCTATGACACAGTCAAAAGAGTCAAGTCATATCTGAGCAGAGCAAAGACCTATGACACTGGATCCTTTACAGATGAGGATGGAAAACCAGTTTGTGGTTCCATCTCATACGCATACTGGGGGGGAGATAGCATGCTCAGTTGGGCTGAGAGAATCGTGGAACAACAAGAACAAGATGCCTGAAGTAAGAGCAGGAGAAACAGAAGATCAATACTTAAAGCGTTGCATCCCTGAAGTCATTGATGAAGGAGCATCACCTGATCAAGCTGTGGCAATATGTATTGCCAAGTACAATCAAGAAAGAGACACTTATGAAGGGCAGTTCAAGCAAGAGCATATCCTATATCACAAGTCATTCCACAACATCAGAGAGAGCTTTGTCAAGAAGTACACAAGAAGGACAATCAGAGCATTGAAAGATGTTCTCACTCCAATCTTTGATGCAAACACTGTTGATGAGATGAGAGGTGTGAACTTGAATCAAAAACCATTGGATGATCTGTTCTTGGATTTGTACACTGATGTTGGATCTACCTTTGCAAAGTTGAGCTATAACAATCTCAAACAACACATGGCACTGGAGACAAAGCAGGCTCCTGACTTTGTTGAAAGGATGGCAACCTTTGCAAGCACTGGTCACGATAGGACAAGAGTCATTGCCATCAATCAAGGCAAGGAGATACAAAGACTGATTGGAAAAGCTTTAGAAGAGGAACTAGGTATTGCTCAAGCAGGAGAGAGAGTCAAAGAACTGGTCACACAAAACATCAACACCTATCAAGCAGAGAGGATTGCAAGGACAGAGATATTGAGTGCATCAAACTTTGGATCAGTGGAAGGAGCAAAGTCAACTGGGCTTCCATTGATGAAGCAGTGGATCTCAGTTCTAGGAGACAGCACAAGGAATGGACACAGCACTGCTCATGGCACTGTGGTTGATCTGTATGATGAGAACGGTGGTGATGGAGTGTTTGAGGTTGGTGGAGAGTTCCTGAGATTTGCAGGAGATCCGAATGGCAGACCTGACAACATCATCAATTGCAGATGCACACAAGTCTTTCTGACCAAAGAAGAAGCTCTTGGAGAGCAACCTGAGCAAGAAGAGGAAGAAGTGCAACAAGTAGTGGCTCCAACTTCACAAGGTAAGCTGACACCATACAATCCAAAAGATGCAAAGTTTCAATCTAACATAAATCTTGATGACATTGTTTTTGATGAAATGTCAGGTGTTACATTGTACAAAGGTGGAGTTCCAACTGATGATTTGTATGCTCTTTTTCTGAAATGGTTGCCAAATGCAAAAGAACGACAACAATACAGAAATTGGAATAATAGGAATAGGATATCACCTGATGCTCCAACAAAACAAGGAGAGCTTGCAGATTTGCAAGGATTCAAAGGCAAACCAAGTGTCATATCTGATTCAGATTTCCAAAAATTATTGGATGATGATGAATATGAGATCATTTATCGAGGACTGGCTGATACAAAAACAATGAGTGCTGAGGATCTTGTGAACCAGTACAAGTATGATGAAATGTTTGATGGTGTTGGAGTGTATGGGGATGGTACATACTTTGCAGGAAGAAACTCACGGATTCCACCAGATGGATCTGATGTTCTTGAACGTACAGCATTGGTTTATGCAGAAGGAAAAAATGACAATATCATTGCAGGTGCTTTCAAGAAATCTGATGCTCGCATGATTCATTATACTCAAGTCTATCCGTTAATAAGAGAGTTTAACAAAGAGATTGGTGTTGGTGGTAAAATTAGAAAACAATTAAAAAAGAAGTACAATTTCACCACTGACTTTATAAAAGACATGCCTGAAAAAGCAAGAGAAGAGCTTGATGCTTTGTATGATCTATTGGATGAAAATTCACCTGCTGAGTTCTTGACAATGCTTGGATTTGATGGCATGTACATTGAAAAAGGATTCAGTCCAAGAGGAATGATTGATGTTGACTTCTATGTGATGTTCAACAGATCAAAATTAATTATTAACGACAAAAACGGATATTAATATGTTATCACCTAAAGAATCAAGAAAGCTTGCTCTCAAAATAAAGGCTTATGGTAATCCTGACAAGGATTTGCTTTTC